CAAACACAATTTTCTGAGACTCTCACTTCTAGCGAAATTCAAAAGTAATGGTTTTAATAAAGCTGTCATTTTTCTAATATGTTTCTTTCCAAACATACCAATATTTGCTATTTTTGGCTAACTACCTATATTAGCCTTTAAACGCTATCTCCTTACACATTTAGGTAGTTACCTTTTATGGAAGATCAAGAACCAAGCAAAGTAGAAACTGTTGTCAAAATTTGTATTCTGATTTGGTCGGCAACGCTGTTAAGCCTTTCATACTATGAACCCGCAGACGGCAAAAAGATTGTAGATTTTGATCCGACATTTATTGCAAGTATTTTTTCAGCTTCTACCGCTTCGCTTGGTTTATCTATTAAAGGTAATAGAAATAACAACAAAAAAGACGTTATAGTAGATAATAAGAACAATAATGTAGGTATTAAATGAAAAAACTGCTACTTATTGCCTGTTTTATGCTTCCTTCAGCCGCTTTTGGTGACGTTGTGCATAAAATGACGAACAGCATACAACTTACAACAGATGGAGCTTATAGTATTGGATCAAGAGGGAGTTCAACATATTCAGTATCAGGAAATAATATCAAAGTTTCAGATAGTGCAAGTTTTGGCGGTTTGACTGCTGGCAGTAATGGGGCAGCCGCAACAATGACAAATGGCACATACGAAATGAATACTGTAGGATCATCATTCTCATTGAGCGAATCTTTTATAGAAGGGGACGATGTTTATTCAGTTGGAAGCGGTGTTGATGTGACTGCTGGTGTTATAACAGATTTGCCTGTTTTATCTACAACCACATCTTATAGCGGCGGTGTAGCTGGATCTCTAGCTGGCACTGTAGTTAGTAATGGAACTAATACTTGCACTGCTGGCGGGGCTGGTACAACATGCATAGGTCAATTCGTAACAGAGTTAAGTATTTTGGATTAATGAAATGGTTTGTTTATTCTTTTCTGTTTTTATCTAGTCCTATATATGCAATGCCAGTGGTTCCAAATTTCACTCAGGGGTCAGCTTCAAGCACCACTCGGACAACGACTAATATTTCAGAACAGATTCGCACTATTGAATTTTCTGGGTCAACCTATTCGGTATCTGGGGCTGGTGTCACTACTGATGGCGAGTCTATCAATCCTCAATATACTGATTTACAACAGACATTAAATGGTGAAACATATACATGGCAACAAGTAGATTTAAACAGCAGACCAAATTACAAGTTAAATCAAGCTGGTGGGGCGTTCCAATTTACAGAGGTGTACAAACAGCCCTCAGTAAGTCGAATAACCGACCTATCAAGACAAATAACCTCAGAATCCGTAACAGAAACAACTACTATCTTTTCACAGTAATAGCAAGCCTTTTGGGGCAACCAGTATTTGCTAATGTGTCTCAAACATCTGCGCCAGTGGCACAAAGTTCATCGGCCGTTTCAAATCAGGCTGTACAGGTTTTAAATGGAAATCTTATAGAAAATCAATATGGAAATGGTGTTGTCTGTCAGACCAGTATGCTCACAATTTCACCTTTTATAACTTCAACATTTAACCAAAAAAGACCACAGGACTTAAGATATACAACCCCTGTTTATAACATGGCAACAGATGACAATGGAAACCTAACTAATGCTGGTGAGATTTTATACGATCAGGAAAACTATTCTGCAAACAGGGATTCATTAGGGGTTAATTTTGGTATTGCTGCAACTTTTTCCATACCATTATCAAATAAATTTCAAAATAATTGTTTAAGGTCTAGTTCTACTGAACAAAAGATAAGAGAACAAAAGCTTGCAAATATGCGATTAGATCACGAATTGGCAAGGCTTAAAAATTGTGGCGAACTCAAACTTAGTGGAATATCGTTTTCTGTAGATTCTCCTTATTATGAAATCTGCAAAGATGTTGTGGTACAAGCAAAGATGGGGCAAGTCATACCACATTCTCACAAACTATACCCACAGACAAAAAAATAAGCATCGGTTCTGGGCTACACGTCCACCTTTATTTCAATCAGTGGGGGCTTTCAGATTGCGATGCTTGTATTAATTATTATACCTTATCTTTTTTCTTTTGCAATTTAGCTATGGCTTTCTTAACTAATGGCTTTACTAAATTAAGAACAAAGGGAGCAGAGCAGCCAACCAAAGCAAGAGTAAAAACGCTAGTAAACTGACCGATTGAAGGTATAAGTTTCTCATAATAAGTAACCTCCTCCCACTCAATCAGGCATTTGCTTTTGTCCTCATTGTAATAAAACCTCTTAACCTTCTCCAATCTGTCATCATTTGCAAAGCTCCCAACTCTTAATGGTGACTCTGGATCTGGGCAAGGCACAAAAAACTCTTTTTCTTTTTTCTTGTTTGGTATTACTGGCATTTGTGCCTCCATATAAGAAGGTGGTGAGATATTAGTATTTTGCGGTGGTGTTGAAAATACAAAGCTATTAGGAGTCCACTGCAAAGGCTCATAACTTGGCATCTTTACACCGCACTTAATAACTGTGCCATTTTCATCAACATCAATTAAATTTATTAAATTATTTCTGTGAACTTTTACACAGCCAGCATAATTAATAATCGGTTTTGGAACTTTATTAATAACTGGAACTTCAAACTGCCATGGTTTTATCTCTGGTATTTGTATAACACTTATATCAAGAATCTTTATTTCTGACATATTTTACGATTGCTTCATTTAACATTTTTTTTACTAAAGTTTTATTTTCTTGTATTTCTTTAATTTTAGTATTTTTTAAATAAGGATTTTCTCTCCAGCTAAAATCTTGATTATAAATTGGTTTTTCTATAAATTTAGTTTTCGTCTGTTTGATCTTTGGTTTTAAGAAACCATCTGAAGGACAAATTGCACGATTTCCGTTTAATGGAAGACTACACGCTTTGGTTGAAGAGATAGAACATAAGATCAATAAAATTATTATTTTCATTTAGTTTTTGGTATAGATATTCCTGTAGTTTCTGGCAAAGTATTTTTCATAACGCTAGGTAATTTTTTCTCTAAATCACCCATAAGTTTGTTTTTTAATGTCCTTTCAAATTCTGGACTCTGCATATAACGTATTGCTACGTAAGCTGAAACACTCATTGCAGTTACCATCACAAATGAGATAATTGACAATATATTTGCAATTTTGGAAAAAGTCATGGTTAAAGATGCAATACTGAGGGCAATAGGACATGCTTCAATTATAAGTATGTTGATTATTTTGCCCACAATACTGCCTTTATATCTAACAATGTCTGTTATGACACGTACAATGAACGCAAAACCAGTTAATTAAATTTATATTTTAGCCCGATTTTGCTTGCATAAGAATTAGTTGTATCTGTAACAACAGAAAACTCTCCATAAACGTCAATATTTTTTGATGCGACTACAGAGCCACCAACTTTACCAGAGAAGTTTGTTTCTGAATCTGCATTATCTGGGTTGTTAAGATATGCACCACCTTGAATGTAGTAGCTACCAAAAGCATTACCATTCTCATAGCCAAGATGCAGATCTGTTCCGCTTCCTGTAAAATTTTTCCCAGTGTAAGAGCCATTGTTTTCAACTGATAAGTAGAATCCTGCAAAGCATGGACTAGAAAAAGCTGAAGCAGCAGCTATTGTAAGTACTTTTTTAAGCATTATTAAAAAGAATAAAGCTCAATAATAATCGTTTTTAAATTAAATTCAATAATTATTAGTCAGTTATTATTATGACCAAGCCACACCTGTTGTCTGTACTGGTGTATTGATTAAATCAATTTCTTCCTTAAGACTTGCTTCAATGGAAGCTACTTCATCCGTTCCAAGACTATCTTTTACCCAACCAATCATGGTTGTTTCGTTAGGTGTTTTAGCTGAAGTATCGAAAGCAATAAAATCTGATGGTAATGATTCTGGTTTTGTGAATCTAACTTCACCTGTACGTCTTGCCTTCTCCTCTGATCCGTCCATTCCTTTTACACGATAGACAACATAAGTAAAGTAGCCATCGGATACATCACGTTTAGAGCAAGTGCCATTAATCTCCCAAGTGTAAGTGATTGCCATAATTTTTAAATACTTTTCTTATATATTACGCTGTTTCAAGTAATTCGACACCATCAACCTTTTGTAATACCTCTACTACTTTTTGATTTGCATTTATATTTATTGATAACTGATTAAATTCATTTTGTAGTGCCTGTATCTGCTGTCCTAACTGATTACGTTTTGTAATATCGGCTTCAAGTGTTGTCTGTGTTTCGTTCAGTAGATCCTGTGGAGTCATGAAAAATTTATATGTAAAAGTATTATATTAAGCAGATTCCAAGGCTGCAACCTTAGCTTCTAGCTCTTGAATCGCTTTCATTAAATATACAACCATTGCAGATGGATTGAACATATATTTATCATTATTATTTTTTTGATATGCCTCTGGGAAACTAGCAACCATATCTTGTGCAATAAAACCTTTTTCCTTATCAGTTCCATCTTCTTGATCTAAGAAATTAAACTTTTGTGCATTTATATTTTTAAATAAATTTAATGTATTTTCCGTCCAATCTTCAAAATTTTTTTTCATTGATCTGTCTGAAGCAGAAGTATTAAATTGAACTGTTGAGCCATTAGATGAAATATTACCTCTTTCTGTTCCATCTGTCATTAAACTAACTAATTTGCCAGATGAATTTAAATTAAAACTGTTATGGTTGGTTCCTAATTGTGTGTGAATCCTTCCTGTAATACTCAGCCCTGTCGAATCCGTAACGCACTTCTTACTGTCATCAAAATACAATTCTACCTGAGCATCAGAAAGTATTTTTACGCCATCTTCATTTTCTTTAGCTCTGATTAAAATTGTATCGCCACTTGCTTGTAAAAATAAATTTCCTGTTCCTACATGCTTTAGAAAGGAATTTGACCCATCATGAAAAAGCTCTACATCTGAAGATGTTCCACAAGTAAGTTTTACATCATCTAAAAGATTTAAAGCACTTGAATCTGTAAATTCTGCAATTTTTGTTGTGTCATTATTAATATCTAATCCACCAAAACTATTAACAACAAATTGGTAAGATTCTGAACCGCTTTGTTCTTCCAAAGTCAATATATTTTTTACTTTCACTCCATTTGTTATTGTTTGAAAAGTTTGAACATTATCAAAATAAGCAGTAAAAGCACCATTTGGAACCATTTGAGCTAACACTTCAGTCGTACCAACATTTCCAAATTGAATAGAATTAGCAGCCTCGATATGTAAGTTGTTCCCTGACCCTGCTAAATGATGAGTAATGAAAGAATCATTTCCATTATGATGGATGGTCAAATCTGCGCCTGTACCAAACTTAGCTTTCACATCATCGGCAAACTCTAAAGCATCATCTGATTTATCAAAAACAATGTTTCTTCCAGATGTAGCTCCTGTAAAAGTTACATCTGCGTTAAAATTACTAGCAGCATCTACATCAATACCTCCAGCTAAAGTAAAAAGGTTGACATAACCATTGTTAGAAGTATTTCGCAGCTTCATTATCCCTGCACTTGTATCAGCAAAGAATTGTGTTGCAAAAGTTGTACTAGGTGCTGAAGAACCAGAATTATTACTTGCTATAGCCTGTAATGCACTATTTATATCAGCTCTGACATTTGCGCCAGTGGAGTTATCTATTACATAATCGTGTTGTGCCATTTCCTAATCCAAAATTTTCTCTAAGTATATCCTAATTCAACTCTAACTACCACGACCAAAGCCAGTAGCAGCATATTTAAAGTTTCTGTTTGCATTATTGCCGTTTAAATCTTTTATATCTATATCAAAGCCACTGCCAGTAATATTTGACAAAGTAAAGAAATCACCCTGAGATTGATTTTCTATTGTTATTCCTATTGAAGGTAAAACAGAGTTAGCAGCAACACTTGTTCCTGTAGCTCCTGTAAAGAATGAATTTGTGAATGTAACAGATTTTGTAGAAGTACCACTTGCAATAAATCCACCAGTTGAAGCCCCTGCATTGCCAAGACTTGTTTCTGTTCGACTTTCTAATTCTGCAAAATATCCTAGTTGATCTATTTCTATAGATTGAGCAGGGTCAGTTGAAAGTAAATCACATTTGAATTTAAATCCTCTTGCAATGTATGTACCATTCACAAACTTTTGATAAGGTTCAAATTCTGCTGAATAGGTACAATTTCCACTTGTATTTAGAGAAGTTGCAGAAGTTAAAGTAAAAGTGTTTGCATTTGGAACAGAAGCTATTAGATAATCACCATCAACACCAGTTCCAGAAGTAAAGTTAAGAGTGACAAGACTTCCGACACTATAGCCATGCGATGATTCTGTGATTGTAATGATCGTGCCTGCACCACCAGAACCATCATTAATTGTATAAGTAGCCCCCACTGATAAATCAGGATCTAAGTCAGTCGTAGCAACAGATAAGGTAGCGTTCACATTGAAGGCAGTAGCGGAGTCGAAATCAGTCCAGTCATCTAAATTGGCAGTTCTACTATCGAATAAATCATTCGGATAAAAACCTTGTGTGACAAAATGCCTCCTTAATCTTAAAGGTTGTTTAGCACCGAGGTCTAAAGTGTCTTTAAAGAAATATTGTCCACCTGTCGCAAAATCTACGTCTCCAATAAAATCAAAGTCTGCAATTGAATCAAAATCACTTATATCATCAATTTTAGTTGTAGATCCTAAAACAAGACCATTTACTTCATCAGAAAAAAAACAATCGTCTCTAACACCTTGAAAAGGTGGGCTGTCTAAATCTTCCCTATCCTCTAAAATTGTTAGTTTTGGAAAAATATCAGGTTTAGTATTAATATTTTTTATTGATGCGGCATTTGCACTGAGTCGGCCTCCATCATCCCTAAAGGCAAGAAGATAAGTTCCATTTACAACATTTGGAACAATACTTTCAGAAATATTACCAGAAAGTTCTGGAATAACATCTACTGCATTTGTAAAAGTTGCACCAGTTGTAAGATTTGAACTTCTTATAACAACGTTTCCACCATGTATTACATCAATATCAGTAGATTTATCAAAACGTAGTCGTACAAACTGATCTGACAATGGTTCTAATTGTACATTTTGAACATCGTCTGGTAGAGCAGTTTTTCCTATAGCTGTAAAAGTTATTGAGTTAGCCTTATCACTTATTTTGTTTACTGAATTTATTGAAGATACTGCAATTGTAAAAATACCTTTTGTAATATTATCAATATCAAAAGTAGTTCCCTTAACTTGTTGATTTATAAAGTTTCCATTCTCAAATTTGTATGATAGATAATAACCTATTGCACCTTTTACAGCAGCGTAGTTTATTGTTAATCTTGCTACTGCTTTATTATTAATAACAATTATTTGTTCTGAAGCACTTAAGTTTTGAGGAGCAGCAAGTTTTTGTATTAATACAGTAGTGTTTCTTGTGGGCAAGGCGGTACCATCTTCAACAAAAGCGTATTTGCCACTATTATGTGATGCTGCTGTGATACTGAATGTAAGATTTTCTTGCTCCTGTACATTTACAACTCTCCATGTTGTAGGTTCTAATGTTGTATTTTCTATAACCCAAACACTATTTGCCTGCGGTACAGAGGAAAAGGCAGATGAAACAGTTACAGTAGCACCAGATATACCATTAATCTCTTTTGTCTCAAGCGTTCCATCAGATAAAATCACTGATAATTTTGCATTATTGGAACTTACAAGGTCAGTAGATGCTGTATCATCAACTTCTATCTGAGTTGTACTAATACCTGTTTTTATTCTCCCTCCTCTTCTTACTCCTTGCTTTACCTCATCAGCTATTGATATAACTTGATTAGGTCTTACTAAAACCCCTGCTTCAGCAGTAATATTAAAATTAACTATTTCAGACGAATTATTTTGATTAAATAACAGCCATTTCGCCATTCTTGAGGCTTGACCTCTTGAAGTTGTTCCAAACGCTTTTATAGTTTGTGTTTTTATTCCATATCTTGATTGTGCTGTTGTGTCATCTACTGTTTCATAATCAATTGACTGTGTTGTCATATCAAAATATCCAACATTTATTTTTGTATATTTAGACTTTTGACTTTGATTACTATATGAGAAACCAGCTTCAGTAATATTAGAAATATTAAAGGTATAAACAGGATCAGATGGTCTATCCTGTGAAATCGTAATACTGCCAGCTTCATAAAAAGCCTGTACTCTCATCACTGAGCAAATATCTTGTATAAGTTCAAAAGCATCTTTCTGGTTATTTATATTTGCGTTTAAACTAAACCTTGCCTCAGTAGATCCTGTACCAGAGCCGTCATCTATCTGCTCTGAGTTATATTCTGAAGCAGAATAAAAAGCAAATTTATCTATAGCTGTTTCTGGTATTGATGCTCCATAACGGGTGTTAGTTAAAACATCATATAAAATCCAAGCTGGGTCATTTGTGTACTCTTTATCTGTTTTTAAGGTGCCATTAAAACTGCCACTAAAAGATAAACTACCATCAGATCTGACAGTTGCATTGTGTGGGATTTTTACTTTTATTCCTCTTATACGATAAGTTCTGGCAGGAATTGATCTAAAGGACTCGGCATTAAAACGTAAACCAACATGAGCAATGTCAACATAAGCTCTTTGTTCTGTTGTTATCTCTGTAAAAGATGACCAACTAAACTTATTTTGTAAATTAGTATCAGTCGCATCATTGGTTACTCTTGTAACCGTTGCAGTTATAGGATAATCAAGCCCTGATAAACCTCTTAAAATATAATCCCTAAAATACTGTGTATTAGTTTTACCTATTACAGCACCTTTTCTATCTTTTATTAATCTATGCTCTGTTCCATTATTCTCAGTGATTTTTATAGATAGATTCACCTGTGTTCCATTCGTTTCACCGTTATCAGCATTAAATTCCTGTAACGCTGGAAAAACAATTGTAATTCTTAATTTATCTATTTGATTGGATATTGTTCTTGATACAGGAGTTGCTTTTGTTACTTGAACACCTACAGCAGTCTCAGATTCAATTTCGTTTATAGTATCTAATGCTGTTTGGTTTGCTGTTCCAAATCTAGTTTCAAAACTTACATCTTCTCTAATAAAATTAAAATCACCTTCAGTCAAGTTATCTATATCTGCTGATTTCTTAAGTATTTGAGTTCCACTTAGAAAAACATCCTTTAGTGCTTCAATATTATATTTATCAGTTCCTTGTGTTAGACCAGCCTGTATTGGTGACAAAAATCCAGCTATTTCTCCTTCCGATAAAACATCTATAATATTATTTGATTGTTTACTTGATAAAACTGAACTAATATCTCCTTGTACCCCATCAACAACTCCACTAGTATCATCATTGTCTTGTATTGTAAAAGTGGCATTACCTGACGTAGAAACAGAGGTGCTACTTGCAACTTTAAATTCTGTTGAAGAAGTTACAGAAGTTACGGTAACATTCTCTGAAGTAGCAGATCCAGATGTAATTGCTAAATCAATAACATCACCAACTGCTACAGTTACCGATCCACTATGAGTTATTGTAATTACATTTCCAGACTGCGTATAAGTTGTTGATTGAGGAACATCTTCTTTATAAAAACTTACTACTTCTGCAAAAACATTTTCGGATGTTGCTCTAGTGACAGTAAAAGATGTGGATGAAATAACTGAAGCAACTGCTAATTCTTCTCTTGTTTCACCAGCACCACCAACATTAAAAATCATATTTAACGTATCTCCAACAGCTATAGGTTGATCACCAACTTGCACTATTGTTGCGGTTGTTCCTGATTGACTATAAGCACCAGTTTCAACAACAACTCCATTTATTTCAACTAATTTTCCAGCAGCATCAAATATTACAAACTGCCCTAACCCAGAACCAAATTCTTGTCTTAAAAAAGAATCTAGTTGTTGATCTGTTATTTGACCAAAATAAAATAAATCAAATACACTCCCAATGTCTTCTTCTGGAAAAGCCATTAGACACTTGCCTCAATCTGGTCTGTATCAATTCCATTTGATACGTTTATACTTCCAATAAATATTTCTCCATAAACAAGAGGCAGTGCAACACCAGCCCTCGAGACGTTTGTGACCCCACTAAAGGCAAAGTTGACAGTAGCATCTTCTGGTTCTAAAGATGACATCGGTTTTGGTTTTGGTGTTAAGTAATTTGTTATATCTTGAATGATTAAATGCGTCCCCAATGACGATAATATTCCTGTTAATGTTTTAAAAGATGCTAAAGCTTGAAGTTTTGATGCGCCTATTAATAAACCACCTAAAATAGCGAAGAAAAAAGCACCTTCGACCACAGGTATAATTTTGATTTCATTTTTTATTGGATTATATAAATCATCTTCTGTCGCATCATATCCACCCATATCTATTCGATAATACTTATCAACCATATAATTTTCTAATTTTGGATGGTTGCATATTAAAAACTTCATAACCTCTATAGGATTTTTTACCTCTGCTTTCTGTTCTTTCCAACCAACAAAATCAGCTAGATCACCATAAAGTTTTACTGTCTTAAGCATGGATCTTTCTGTAATGTTTCTATTTTATCTGTTGGCTTAAATTTAAACCATCTTTTTGTCTTTAGTCCGATAATATACCAAGTTCTATTAGATCGTTTACAACTTATAACATCTGCCATACTTGGATGCTCCGTACCAATCGGATGAGAATGTATTACAGCATGGATTTTGCCATATTTATCTTCCGTATCAGCCCAATCCAAAGGGTCTAACAAGAACTGCAAATCATTATGTAAAGCTAAATTTTTACAGGGAATATATTTTTCTTTATTTAAATAATTTACAAGGAGTCCACATGATTCTCTAGGTGATTCCCGTTCTGCATGAACAAAAGCATCTTCTTGCCATGTCATTGATTTAAAAAAGTACCTATTCGTGGAAATAATTCTCTAGTTGCAATTCTTTTTGGCAATTGTAAATTTACTAAATCAAGTTGAGAAGCAAGTTCAAATTGCACAATTTCTCTATTTTCGATAACTTTTCTATCAATAAAATAAATCTCTTGTGGTAATTCTTGTGTAGTATCAGGTGTACCAAATGGATTTGTACCACCAGTAAAATTTGCAGCGTCCAAAAATCTTGCAAGGGTTCTAATTCTTGTAAACTTTGCACCATTAAGGTCATTATTAGCAGTGACAGCATTTACAGTTGCAAACAAGGTGGTAATAGTTCCTAAAACATTAGATATTGTAAAAGTTGGTCTTGGAATAGCACCACCAGCACCATCAAATTCAAAGCCTTCTGCTTGGCATGGAAACTTGGTGTATGTATTTCCTTGCCAGATAATGTCTCCATTATTTAAATCATTAGATCCAGCATGAAAACGCTGAACAGCAGTGGATCCATGAAGGGTGTTATCAAGAGTCAAAGTAAAAAGCTCTATAACTGAACTAGGATTTATTTTTTGTAATTCTGATACTGGTATTGGCATTATGGTTCAAATACCTCTCTAAAAGTTGTTGTTATAACTGCTCTGTTATTGTATGGAATTGATTTAGACCAAGATTCACAAACAAACTGTGATGAGCTTGATTCGGCTGGTGGAGTAAATGTAAAACTTGCCTTATCTAAAGCTCTAGCATCTAAAAATGTTTCTATCGTATCAGAATCAGTTTCAGATACTACAAAGGTCAGATCAATAGTTTTGGGATTTTGATTTAATCCAAAAATTAATCTATGTTCATATCCATCACCAAGTTTTATAACTTTAGTATTTGGATTGCTGTTTTTTCTCATCCCATAAGTGGGCTGTATTGATGGAAAGTTTGCCATTACCTACTTAATAAACCTCCAGATCGTTTTTCTTTAATTAATCTTTCTTGGATAGCTGCCCCAATTAGATTTCCTAGTTCCTGTGCATCTGGTGTGCTGCCTGATACAGCAGAACCAGACGCATCGACAGAAACATTAATAATATTAGTTGTGCTGCCTCCTAGTTGGTTATTTGGAATAATATTGCCACCTCTTGAACCCATCTGTAATAATTCTGGGCCTTTCTCACCAACTACAAAAGCACCACCAGCAGAAACAGGACCACCCTTTGCTCTAAACATTCCAGCTATAGGATTTGCAACACCATCTAAAAAGCTTGATGCTTTATTACCAACAAGACCTCCTCCTCCTCCGCCAAATATACCACCTAATGCACCTCCAATAAAGTTTCCTATTCCAGAAACAGCCCTTTGTATTGCTACCTCTACAAGTTTTCTTTTAAGCTGATTTAAAACATTTATTGCTGCCTGTGCAAGTGTCTGTGTTCCCATTACAGCATCAGTAAGGTTAGAGACAATACCTTGCTCTACAGCTTGACCAATCTCCATGAACTTTTGTTTTAGTTGGTCTGCTTCGCTTGTAATATTTACAAAACTCTCAGATAATTTCAAAGTTTTACTATCTATAGAATCAACAAAAAGATTTGTTTGGCCAAGATTTTGATTTAAAAGATCTGTAGGTGTAATTATTTTTTCAAAAGCAAGAGTTGTTTCTTTTGAATCATTTTTAATTTTTTCAGTTGGTTTTGTTGTTTTTTTTGTCTCTTTTGTTAATTCTTTTTGAGCCTTTAACGTTGCTTTTACTTTATCTCTTATATCATCCATTTGAATACTAGCTGCCACAAGAGGCCCCTGCAAACCTCTATCTTGTAAAACTTTTGCACTGTCTGGCCCTTTGACTAGCGTCATGACTTTTGAAATTCTGTCTAATTGTGCAAAAAGTTTTGCTGCGTCTTCTTCAGTTTTTACAAAAGTTGGGTCTAATAATTCAACTGCCTTTGTAATTTCTTCAACTGCATCTTCCTGCATCCCAAAACGTGATTTAAAAGCAGCAGCACCCACACGTCTGTTTGAAGCACCAATTTGTGCATCAGTTAAAAGATTAAAAATTTTATTAAATTCACTTGCTACAGCATTTAATTGATCAAGAATAAATTTCAAAGGATCTTCAAATAATTTCCCTAAATTTTGTGCAAAAGTTTCAACATTATCAACAAAAGTACTAAATTTTCCAGCCAAAGTATCACTCTGCTTTGAAGCACCTTCAAAAAATTGGCCTCCCTCACTTGTTGCTTTTATTATTGCCTGTACAAATTTATTTGCCCCTATTTCTCCTTTACTCATAGCTTTAGCTAATGTTTCTCCATTCATTCCTGTTATCTCCTCTAATTCTTTAGTTACGTTTATTCCTTTTTCTAAAAGCATAATATTTTCTTCTTGCATAAATTTATTTTTTGCCTGAACTTTTCCTATTGCCAAAGCAACACCATCTATATCAACTCCAGCAGTACCAGCTATATCTGCTATTCTCTTAGTTATATCAACTACATCTTCAGTTGCGAAACCAAAGGCTTTCATACGCTTTGTGACTTCAATTAATTCAGATGACTTAAATGGAGTAACAGCACCAAATTCTTTTATCTCTTGAACAATTTTTTGAGCTTTTTCAGCACTTCCAGTTAATACTTCTAAAGCTTTTGTTTGAGTTTCTAACTGTGCTGTTTGAAATAATACAAATTTTACAGATTGTATAGTAGCTAATGCAGCTAACAGTGGTTTTAATGCACCTACTAAAGTTCCAACACCAGCACTTGCCGTCTTGGCTGCCCTGCCTGTGTTCTTAAGTGATCTATTACTACCATCAAGTCTGCCTTTTAATTTATCTGTGCTACTACTTAAAGCCTTTGTTTGTTCATTAACTCTTTTTAATGGTGCGATTGCGTTCTGTGCATCAACTATTAATTTAACTGTCGATTGTGCCACAGAAACAAATAACCTTTATTATATATTACCTTGATTTGGCTTTTTGTCGTTGCATTTCTTGTTTCTCCCTATCATTCTTAATTTCATAATATGCAGCCCAATATATTAACTCCTCCTCCGTCATAGACATTCTTAATTCTTGTAATGTCTTACCAAGTTCTGTTGCTAGGAAAAACTCGAAATTAAGCCAGTTATCCCCTCTTATTCGTTTTTTGCTGATTTGATATCTGTACTTAAATTAAACAAAAATAATTCAATATCATTTAAAACATTTTCTGGAATGAATCTATGCAAATCTTCTGCATCTGCCATATTAAAAGCTTTGCTACCATCTTCAAGTTCTGCAACCTGACAAAGAATATGTGTAGTAATTGTTAAAGCTTCATCTGTGCCAGCAACAGATTGTGCTTTCTTTCTATCAAATCTAGTCAAAGGTTTAAAATATAAAGTTTCAATAACATCACCATTAGAATTTTTCCATTCATATTTTCTTCTGGTGGTCATTTCCTCCTTATAAGATTCTGTAAGAAGGTCAATTGTTCTTTTAGATGCCATGAAATTGGGGTTGGTAAATTAATTGATTAGATAGCTGATGTTATAGCACCAGTTGTAATAAATGAAATATTTATTAATTGAGTCTCTCCAAGTGTTGCTCCATATTCAGCACCAGTAATAATTCCAGAAAAACTTATTTTTTTTGCTGAAGTTGCAGAATCAGGGAACAGTTCAAATAATGCGTCACCAGCATCACCTGTAACTAATACATCATCAAT